AAACGATACAATAGTAAATGAAACAGTTAAGTTTCAGAATTTCGTACACGACAGCCGACCTGCTGTGATTGAGATAGCAAATAATTTTATTACTAGAATGCAAGTAAGTATGGTTAGATTGGCAGTTCTTTCTTGTATTGCAGAAGCACCTAAATTACCAAAGAAAGATAGGTTCAAATTGACTAGTAAGCACGTTTTACAAGCATCTCATGTAACCCAACAATGTTATAAATCTCTTGTATTGTGGTTAGATTCAGCCCTGAGAGCCGAAAGACTATCATCTGCCAAGAAACAAAAATTAGATGTATTTACAAAAGAATATAAAAAGTTAGTAGAAAATGGGAAATCAATTCAAATAGAGGGTCAGACAGGAGAGTGGATAAATAAATCTGTACTATTAGAAACAGTAAGATTAGTAACCAATGCATCACCTGCAACAGTATATAGGAACTACAAATCTAATAAGGAGTATTTTGAAGAAATAAGACACAACAAAACTAGATTTGTAAATATAAAAAGGAGAGGAATAAAATGAATAAAACATATGAACATACATTTCAAATGTATAACGTAAAAGATGGGCCGAAAGTAATGATAGAATCACTTAACACTTTAGGTAGTCAAGGTTGGGCTTTAAGCACAGTAATGAATATCGGAACAGATAGGTTGATTGCTTTCTTAGTGAGAGATACCACTAAAGAAGCACCTAATCCACAAAAAGCAGACCAAGACAAAATAACTGCTTTGTGGTCTGCAACGGGTGATGAAGAATAATGTCAGTATTAGCAATTGATTTAGAAACAAAAAATATGTCTCATGAAATTGGTGGTTGGGAAAATACCCATATGTTTCAAGTTTCAACTGTTTGTACTTGGGATGGAGATGTAGGAACTATCTATATTGACAAATCAGTAGATGATTTGAAAAAATCTAATGTAATTATCAAACCATTATCAGAATTAAAATTCGATTTAGAAAAACATTTTGATAACGGTGGAAAATTACTAGGACACAATATACGAAACTTTGACTTACCTGTTTTGAAAAATGCAATGGATATTTATTGTATTAGAAAATACCTAGATAACCCTGAATCATATATTGATACAAGTGCAATACTTTCTAAAGAATATGGTGAAAGATATTCTCTTTCTAATTTAGTTCAACATACACTTGGTTCTGATAAACTAATGGATAGTGCAGATGCACCAAAGATTTGGAAAACAGGTGGCTACTCTGAAGTTGCTGAATATTGTTTGAAAGATTGCGAATTAGTTTATGATTTGTGGAAACATGGTGTTGAGAACAAAATAGTTAAAGGCTTCTCCCTCGAAGAAGCAATTGAGAAAGATTTGGAGGTGATGTGGTAATGGCTTTAAGTGCAACATCTATCGCTATTTGGATTGTTTTTATAATTATGATTTCATTGTTATTTTTTGCAGCCTTTGGTAATAGTAAATATTCAGAAGATACTATTGATGAATACATGGCGAATCTAATAAGTGAGGAACAGAATCGTGGGTCTAGTTGAGGTTTGTAACTTCTGTAAAGAAGAAACAATACCAAGACGGATTCGTGGGGTCTATGTTGGTAGTCTTAATGAAATTAAGATTTGGCAATGTAGAAAATGTAAGGCGTTATGGTCGAATAATTAATTTTGTTCGGCCATGACGCTGCTTTTTTTTTTATTTTTTTCTGACTTTTGTTTCAAGTACTATTCTTATTTTTTTTAAGAGTAGTATTTTTTTGTGTATTCTATTTCTGAGAGTATATAAACTGTGCAATATGTTACTTTTTACACAAAAAATACCGCAATGTAAATTAACTACTTAGTGTTAGAATTACACTAGAGTGGAGGGGAAGTATGGAAGATAGAAAACATCATAATGGTTCTTGTAAAATGTGGAAGGCATTTATGCAAGAAGCATTTTTGGATTGGGAAGAGTAATTATGCAAGAAGAATATTGGGAAGCGCAAATAGAAGGTTTTGAAAAAGCATTCAAAAAACCTATTTGGAGAGACTACTTAGAGACTCAACGTGAGTTATTAGATAAGGTTTTCAAAGAAAGTTTTGAAGAAAACTAATTCGCTCTTAGGATTCGAATTTGAAAAAAAATTACCCGTTTAGGTGGGTATAAATAAACCACTAAATAATCAACTCATCCATGTTGGTTTATCAGGTAAGTTTTCGTAAGCCAAGTCTGCTGTTTCGTATTCTTGTGGAAGCATTAACAAGTCTTGTCTGTATTTTCTCAATTCACTTTGTTGAACTAATTCTAAAGTTTCCCAAACAATTGCCAATTGATAAACATCCATTTCTTTTAATAGTTCGTATCTTATTCCTCTTAATTCATCCCATTCCATTTAATCACCTCAGAATTTATATTTCACCCAAACTATTGCTTGTGCATTATTTAAGTTGGTTGAGCCGCCTTCTCTTCTAATTTGAATAATATCACCTACATCAAAGGTAAGCGATACATCACTACCTGATTTTACAAGAGTATTTCCCGAAGGATGTAGTAAATCTCCACCTGTAAATGTAAACTCTTTAATGTCACTACCACTAGAACCACCATTCTTTCTTATTCGTATTGTGTTAGTATTACTATCATCAGCAATAGTGCCTGTGAAAAGGAAAGATGCTGCTACGACTTTACCTGCAAACGGCATTGGATAACCATTAGGATTAGCAGTTGAACTTCCCGTTACAGGTATTCTAAAATCTACTGCATTTGAGTTTAGCGATTGTCTTTCATAGAATAGTGGTGTTAATCCACCTAATACAATTCCATCACCATTACCTTCAATCCAAGTAACTCCACCATCACCGGAACTTATTGATAATTGGTCGTCTCCTGTTGCACTTGGAACATCTGCTGCACCAATTACTACGTTGTTATCTCCGGTAGTAATATTATTTCCGGCTTGATAACCTAAAAATACGTTATCTGAACCTGTGGTTACTGCAATACCTGAATATCCACCAACAGATGTGTTCTTATCTCCTGTTTGAATTACTTTTAGTGCCGCATTTCCTACTGCTACATTTCTCTCGGCAGTTTTATCACCATAGGTAATCATGGCTTCTGCCCCTATTGCTACATTGTAATTCGATACATTGTTGTATCCAGCGTTATATCCGATATAGGTAGATTGTTTGCTTGTTGATAGTCCACCGGCTTCATGTCCAATCATAGTGTTGCTTGCTTGAGTTGTTATTGCTGAACCTGCATTATGCCCGATTGCTATGTTATTATCAGCAGTAGTCAAAGCATCAAGTGTGTAATTTCCAATTGCTACGTTATATTCTCCACCATTAACAGAACCACCTAAAGAATCATAACCAATTGCTATGTTATCACTATCGTTAGAAGCACTATCCATTGCTTGATAACCAATAGCAATATTTCTTTCACCTGTTCCAATATTGTACCCTGCGTCTTTTCCAATGACTACATTTCCTGAACCCGAAGTTAAGTTATATCCGGCAGAAGAACCTATACCAATAGTATAATCTGCCGTAGTGCTAAACAATGCGTTTCTTCCAACTGCTACTACTTTTTCAGCATTCAAAGTATTACTATCAAAATAACTTCCAATAATTACTGAATACCCTTTATTACTTGCCAATGCGTGACCTGCATAAGCACCAACGGCCACGCTACCGTAATTATTGTTAATTAATAGGGCATCTTTTCCAATAGCAGTATTGTCTTGACCACCCGTTGCACCACTTAATGCTTGATGACCTAATGCAGTATTTCTATCACCCGAAGTTAATGCGTCTAATGCCCCTATTCCTACACCTGTATTATGTTCTGCACTACTTAATGTTCCATGAGTTTGATGACCTATTAACAAAGAGCCTGTAAAATTAGTCCCTCCTGATTTAGCATCCGATAAACCGTCTAAGTCAGAAGCACCACCACTAATTGTACTCCAAGTAACAGCAGAACCACTACCTGCTGATGTGAGAACTTGACCTGAACTTCCGGCAGCACTACCACCAATTAATATTTCACCACTAGAACCGAATCGGAATGTTTCTGAACCTGCATTTGATAGTGATATTGTATCTTGTGCTGCTTGAAAGAATCCTGTATTTGT